TTTTAAAGCCTATCCTTTTCGCATTTATAAAGTCCAAAGCAATGAAGCAACTTGTTGTTGACTTGCTAGAAGGCTTGGCAAAATCCACAGATAACACACTTGATGATCAAGCTGTGGCACTTGTTAAAAAGAATTTATTACCATGAAGAAGCCCCCAGGATATGTACTAGACTCTATCAAGAGACAGTATAAAGGAGGTAAGGATTATACCATTGAAGATAAAAAGAATGTAATTAATTGGTATAAAAAAGCACAAAAAAAGACCAATAGCGTAAACGCATAATGACTAAAGCTAGAGCAACAGAACAGCAGTTTAA